CCAGCACTGCTGGCTGTGAACTTGAGCCCCCGTGGAAAATCCACTATGCCCAAGTCGACGATTTTAAATCTCGTTCGATTTACGGCTCTTGGTCACGGGGAACGGAGTTCCCGCATAAACCCTACTATATTCCTCATAAGAGGATCTTAGTGCTATGGCGTAAGTTTCGCCCGTTTCAGCAGAATCAGATCACTTAGATGTTGATTCGATATGATTTTAGGTTTGCACCTTTTATCATAGGCAAATTAACGATCTGTTGAGACGTTTACTATATTAAACAGCAAACAACCACCGTAATTATAATTAAATTATAATTATAATTAATTAATTAATTAATTAATTAATTAATTATTTTATACAATGGCTGAAAGACTGCCTAATAAATAGTAAAAGGGAGTATAAGAATAAAAGATGGATGTCCAAAAAGGATATCCGTCCTTATCTTCATACTCTTCTCTGATTGTGCAATAAGAATGATCTGCTTTCAGACTTTCTTAGGCTAGAGGTACGTATTCTTAAGATTTGAAACAATAATAAGAGTACATACTTACACAGCTATTTAAAACGCTGTGTATTTCTTATAATAAGATATCTAGCCGGTCGACCTATATTAGAAACCGGTAATACCGGTTTACTAGTAAAAGTCGACGAGACTGGGTTACCGTCTATCCTTCCAAGGAATCTAAGAAGATTAATATCTCTTAAGAAACCTAAAGAATTGATAGTGATTCTGTCTTACCTTGGTATGTACAGAAGTCTTAAGACCTTAGTATTAACTGACTTTTCTTCAATTGTTGACCCCTTTTCCGGAACTGTTAAAACATTTCCAGAGGAGTCTTTGGAGAAAGCCAGAAAATCGCTAAGTACTTTAGCCAACGATGATTTAAAAATCTGGGTTAAGAAACCCAGGATCTTAGGTGGTGAGAGTACTGGACCAAATACTAAGAGAGCCTTATGGGGTGCAGATGCCGATATTCTCGGATTTCTGTATCGCCCGTACTTTTGAATGCAAATGGTTTTAATGCTATTTGCATCTAGAAGTTGACTCTACTTATTCTGATTTGTACTACTGTCTATTCTAATGATTCCTTACGGTATATTTACTCTCCTTTTCGATAATCGTGCTTCTAACAAGGAGTACGCTTATAGATTAGGAAGACTCTTTGATCCGGATACTCACCCGGCTCTTGAAGAGGAAAAGAGTAAATGACTCTGATTCCTGAAAAGGATAGAGTTTACTATTAAGGATGTTGCATTAGGTAGATTAGCGGTTGTTTATAACACAGCTGGGAAAGCCAGAATAGTTGCGATAACTAACTGGTGAACTCAACTTGTGCTCAAACCCCTCCACGATTCCATCTTCGGTATACTTAGAAAGTTACCTACGGATGGAACTTTTAATCAGACTGCTCCTTTGGAGCGACTGATTGCGATCCATCAAGGGCAAAAGATTTATTCTTTTGATCTTACTGCAGCCACTGATCGTATTCCCATTGAAGTTCAAAGGGATATACTAAAAGTTTTTGGTTACAAGTGTTATAACTTGTGACAAAAGCTTTTAAGTGTACCTTGGTGTTGAGACCATACTCGTACGGTTTCAAAACAAGAAGTATACTACTCGGTTGGTCAACCGATGGGAGCATACTCATCTTGGGCCAGTCTAGCTCTTACTCATCACTGTATAATTCATTTAGCAGCGGTGAATAAGGGTCTGGAAACTTTCTCAGATTATTGCATTCTCGGAGATGACGTCGTTATTATGAACGAACTTGTTGCTGAAGAATACCTTCGCCTAATGGAATTATTAGGTGTTAATATTAACTTAGCCAAGTCCGTTCAAAGCGATAGATTCTGTGAGTTTGCTAAGAAATGAGTAGGTACCCTAGAAAACGGTGATAAAATTGATTTCTCTCCTATTGGATCAGGACTAATCCTGAATACCATTAGAGAGAAGAATTATATCATTCGTGTTCTATGGGAGATGACCAAGAGAATATTTGTTCGAATGAGTGACCCTGTTTATAACTTTTCAGGAGATTCATCCTGAAGGTTTAAATTCGATTATCCTGTCTTTATGGACAGTTTAGTCGAAAGGGCCTCAAAGAAAACAAATAATGTTCTCACTATCTGTAATCTTGCCGATATAATCGACAGGTGATCAGATAAACCAAAGTGCGTAAGAGCACGGTTGGATTTTATCCGGCCTGTGGACTTGATATCGTCAGTTCTTGATCAGAAGGTCCATGAAGAGCAGTTGCCTGCTTATCATGACATGACCTTAAGTCAATTACTGAAAAGCATAAAGTGAGAGGTGTGATTTAGAAACTTGTACAATACCTCTAAAAGAAGTAGAGTACAAGCTTTTGAATCGTCTCGTCAATATTGATCATACTACAATCCAATTGTAGACGTCTTTATCGACGAAACTCGAGCACGACTTGCTAACTCTAAACGTGATTGTAAGAGGGAATTATTCCAACTTATTACACGTGGTTGAGTAGTAACGCAAATGAGACCAGGATTACCAAGTCTTGGTGACGTTTTGTATTACCCGCTTAAGCCCGGTGTCTGATTCCTCTTTTTGAGGATCTGTTACAATTATGGAGAGTACCTAAAGGGAATGGCCGTTTTATCGGCTTTCCGGCATATATGCAGGAGTGCATATGGTTGCCAACTTATAGAATACGCTCACTGTAATTGTATAGATATAATAATCAGATACATCGTACGCTTATCATCAGTTGAAAGTATTTTAAAAGTACTTCCTGATGAATATGCAGAGGTAAAACAGAGTCTTCGGATAGCTTCAGCTCTAGAAAGAAGATTAAAGGACGTTCCGTCTTGAAAAAGGATTTACTCCTTTTCCTTTACTGGACACTTTGAATACAACTACTGATTTAGAGATAACAAGAAATTGTCTATCACTAAACGGCATATGTATCAAAGTCCTTTAATTGTCTCTAAGAGTCGACATTATATCACTACAGAATCTGTATGATATAAGGAGTAACTAACCTTATTGATTACAGAGTGTTTCTCTGTAGTGGTCTCAGATTATTACTTATTGCCTGTCCTCCATCTCTTTGCTAAGTGCTGCGACCCCGAGGGGGGCCTAGACACTTGAGAGAAGGTCAGTCAGAGAAAGCGAGTGTGCTGCTTCGAAATGCACACCGTTCCCAGCG